TATACTGCAATTAAGGCTACTAATCGTGCCAAGAACATTAATGTAGAGATAAATGATGATGATGGGAATCCAATTAATAAAGATATATCTACAACCTCCATAAGTGCAAGAGCAGGAGGAATAAGACAAAACTCCAAAAAAGCATCAAAGGCAACAATATTATTACCAATACCATCAAGTATTTCTGATAGCAATTCAGTATCGTATCAATCATCAAATCTGAATAGTATTGCCGGTGCCGCAGTCGGTGGAGTGATGGATATCATGAATACCGGTAGAGACTATGTGGATAATGCAGGAAATGCGGATGTGATGGATGGTCTAAAATCTACTATTGGTGCAGTATCAGCAACTGCAGGGAATATTAAAAAGGCAGCTGGAGGAGTCGAAGGAGCCGCAGGATTTGTAACTAGAATATTAGCGTCAAAGGCAGTCGCTATTGCTAATATTAATATTACTCCAGCTCAAATTTTAGCAAGATCAACAGGACAAATTTTAAATCCAAATATGGAGTTATTATTTAATGGTCCAAGTCTTCGCACTTTTAGATTTCAATTCAAATTCGTGCCCAGAGGACCAAAAGAAGCAGAAGAGATTAGAAATATTATAAGAACATTTAAATATCATATGGCACCAAAAGTAGATGGACAAACTTTCTTAAAAACTCCAGATATTTTTGAATTGAGATATAGACAGGGTGGTCAACCACACTCATTCTTACATAAATTTAAACAGTGTTTTTTATCGTCCGTAAATGTCAATTATACAGGAGAGGGTAATTACACAACTTATGAAGATGGAACACCAGTATCAATGATTATGGACTTAACATTTCAAGAACTCGAACCAATTTATAATACTGATTATATTCCGTATACTGGTCCATATGCACCAGGTCAGGATCCAGCAACACCCGGAGGAGTAGGATACTAAAATGGGATATTTCAGAGAACTACCAGAATTAGACTATCAATCATTTTTATCTGACAGCAATTCTTCTCAAAATTATTTGAGAGTTAAGAATTTATTCAGAAGAAATAAGTTACGTGATGACTTACAAAATGTATTCACCATTTTTGATAAGTATGAAATTGTAGAGGGTGCAAGACCCGATACAGTTGCCGAAGAACTTTATGGAAGTGCAGAACTTGATTGGGTCGTTTTAATGACGGCAAATATTACAAGAGTCAGAGATCAGTGGCCACTGTCAAATCGTGACCTCTATAGATATTCAGAAAATAAGTATGGTGTTACTGGATTATCTTCCGTGCATCATTATGAAACAACAGAAGTAAAAGATACTCAAGGTAGATTGATTCTTCCGGCAGGTAAAGTTGTAGATGAAGATTTTACAATTCCAAATCCTTCGAATACTGCAACTACTTTAAATCCTGTGATTAATATCAATAACTATGAATATGAAGTTAGAAAAAATAATGAAAAATCATCAATATATCTACTAAAACCATCATATTTACAGCAGTTTTTGAATGATATGAGAGAAATTATGATTTATGATCGTTCATCAGAATATGTTGACGACAATCTAATCAGAACAGAAAATACTAGAGTTACAAATCCATAAAAAAGGGGAGGTTTCCCTCCCCATCTTACTTAGTCTGCTGCGAGTGCGGCAAAGTATGAGAGTGTATCATCATCGTCATCATCAGTCTTGGTAGGTGACAGACTATCAAGTTCTTCCTTCATTGACTGAGGGACAGGATTTGATTCTGCACGATTCTGTTGACGGAACTCTTCTTCTTCCTGAACGGATTCTTGGTCTTGGAACTTAGTCGTTCCTTTGATACCGAGAACATAATCAAGACGCTTCTTCAGATCATCATAAGACTTGAATTGATCGGGAGCAACAAAATCTTCGAGAGAATACTCTTTCTTCCATATTGCTTCCATTGCTTCGTCATCTTCCAGAAGTGCATCCTGACGGGCAAACTCTGAAGAATCATAGTTACGATAACCGGCAACATTCTTTGCCTTCAGTTTGAAGTTAGCACCCTGCCAGAAGTCAAACGGATCGATTGCTTCCTCGTCCTCAAACTCAGGTTGCATTGCGGCAGTAATCTTATCAAAGATTTTCTTACCGAATTTGTAAAGCATTACCTGACCTTCATTAGAAGGATTAGCAGGATCTTTTACAACATAGATATTTGCGACATAAGTCAGTTTACGTTTCTGCTTACGTGCTTGTTCTTTACCAGAATCGGTGCCGTTGTTCCACAGCATCGTGTTGTATTCTGACATTGGGTCTTTCTGACTCAGAGTTGTCAGAGAGTTCTCAATATACCATCCACCAGGACCTTGGAAGGCATGGGAATAGAGTTTGACGAATGGGAGGTCTTCACCTTCAGGAGCAGGAAGGAAACGAATAACGGCATAACCATTGCCACCTTTATCACATTCTAGTTTCCACAGACGTTCATCTCCTGAACTACCTGCATTATTCATTTTTTCGACTTCCTTGACCAGTTTTTGTGTCAAAGAACCCAGTTTGGATTGCTTCTTAAGATCAGCAAAAGACATTTAGATTACCTTAGATTAGTTTGGATGTTTTGGATTTACTCGGATAGTATAGCAGAAATTCTCTCAGTCGTCAATATAGTCTTTGAGAGATTTGATTGTAGCATTCATACTACTGAATAAAGTCATCATATCAGTCTCTGGTGGGAAACCCATCATTGAAACTGATTTGCGTAGATTATCTTTCATCTCGATGGCCTTTGGGTCATCAGAAAGAGATAGTCTAGTATACATCACTTGCTGTTTTTCAAGCAAGGTTGTAAGTATTTCAACGTGTTCAAGTTTTTGTTCACGGGACATTCTACCGAAAGTAATAAAACTTTCGTAGATTTTTTCTTGCATTTCATTAATTTCACTCAGTTCTTCCTGAATGATTTCAGAATCAAAAAAGTCACTCATCTACAAGGGCCCGCAAAATTTTCTTAAACTTGAATACATCAATATTTAGAAAGGGAGAATATTTTTGGAGTTTTAAACTTACGGTTTCCCATACAGGATCTTTCAGTTTTTTATCAAACTTCTTTCTGAATGAGAATATTCTATCATAGATTACAAAAGTTTCAAGACTTATGTCTCCACCAAGAAATCTTTTTAAGATTGTTGGATGACCTTTCGAGCAACTGAATAGATTCTCTAATTCGTTGTTCGAGAGTAATTCGTTGCTTTGTTCTTTGAACAAGTAAGTCAAACTCTGTTGTCTCTTTGTCCAATCTGCGTAAGTCCTTTCTCCAGAACTGATAATTTCTCCAATCCATAAGTTTTGTGGGTTGTCGGCGTATGCGAAGTTAGATACAAGAAATTTTACAACTTCTTCATCATTATATTTACGACTGGTTTTCTCGAACCAATACTTATCTCTTCTTTTATTGAATGAAGAAACACTTGCACGGGTCTTCGCACCATATCGGAAGAAGTCGTATTTTGGGTTTGTAAAATGATTTTTGAGTGACAAATAATGTTGGTAGGTATCAAATGGAGTCACTTTCATAAAGGCAGTTTTGCTTTCGAAGTTGCTTTCATAAAATTAAGTCTCGTGGCATCCCACTTCAGTTTTTCTTTCAGTGGTTTCGATACAAGTTTTGTGACTGATTCTACATCAAGTTCATTGACTTCACAATAGTGAACAATCGCATCGATATAGTTGATTTTTTCCTCGGCAACAATCTTTTCGATTTCTAACGCAAACTTAGAAGGTGTCAAAAATTTATTCTCGATTACCTTTTCTAGTTCCTTATTCGGTTCCATAGAGTTCCAATTTATCTCTAACAAACTTTCTAATATATTCGGTAAGAAGTTTGATGTACTTTGATTTGTTTCGTTCTTCGTAGACAACACATTCTCCATTTTCACAAGCCATAATGATTACAAATTTTTTGACCGGGATACCAGTCATTTCATACAACATACATCCATATGCAGCACATTGTACAAAATAGTTTTCGATCCAATCTCTTGGTTTCGGTTTCTTAGAAGTCTTAAAGTCAATTATTGCTAATTCACCCTCGTATTCTGCAATACAATCGACGGTTCCAGCAATACCCAACTGCTTACTATATAGGGAAGTTTCCAGAGCATGAATATTATCAATATTCTTTAAAGTTCCCTTGGAAATTTTAAATAGAAAATCAGAAATAGGAGGAACTTTTAGTAACTCTACATTCTTTAGGTGACACTCAGTGAGACTATGAAAATCAGTTCCACGACGTGTTGCCGCCTTTGTGACTCGATTTGCTTCCTCATCACCAACTCTTTTTCTCCATTTTATAAAAGTCTCCTTATTATAATGACTCGTCACCGAAGTGATAGAAACTAGTTTTAAGAGTTCTTCTTCATCAGGAACAGAATAGTATCTGACTCCATCAATAGTCTCCCTCTCAAGTTGAGGAAGATTCAAATCAACATGATTAAACATTAAAAACCTGCTTCTGTTTTTGCTACGATATACTCTTTGACTAGACCAGATCGAACAATATCGTCAGTTCCAAACTCAATTATATCAAAAGAAGGCATTTTACGCAAGATGTTCATAAAGTCAACAATACCATTCCTTTCATTTGCCTTATTTAAATCTGACTGTCGAGAATCACCACAGAAACAAATTCGTGTATTTTCACCAACACGAGTGATAATACTGTCGAGTTCATGAAAATTCAGGTTCTGAAATTCATCGACAATCACAATCGCATTATCAAGTGTCGTTCCACGAAGGAATGATGTGCTCCAGAATTTAATTGATTCCTGTGATTTAAGATTGCCATACAACATCTCAAAATCAGCATCAGAAGGCATTTGGAACATATACTTCACCATGTTCTTATATGGAATTTGATAAATGTCTGCCTTGTCTTCATGGGATCCGGGAAGAAACCCAATCTCTCTAGTTGCTACAAGAGACCTCACAAGGTAGATTCTCTCATAAGGTGTATTCTCGTCCAATACATCTTTAAGTGCGTTAAAGAGGGTTATAAAGGTCTTACCTGTTCCTGCACAACCATATGCGACTAGATGCTTTCCTTCTTTATAAGAATTGAACAATCTTTTTTGATTATCATTGAGTGGGTCTATATCCACTAAGTATCCAGAACTTAATGGTTTCTTTCTTTTCATCTGCTTTGTTGTAAGACCAACTCCAATGGGTTGATCATTCGCAGATGCTCTTTTTCTTCTTGCCATTAGATTTTAGATACTTTAGAACCTGGTGCTTTTGATGCCTTGTTCAAAACTTCATTCCATCCAGGATTTCTTGCCACAAGTTTATCTCTCCATTCACCAACTTCTGCTGGTCTAGGGCAGGTAGATGGGTCAGACCAATCACGAATCCAATCACTATTATCTTCGCACCATTTTGGCCACTCATGAATACTCAGAACTATTTCCTTTTGTTCACCAGTTTCTTTATTAATAATCGGATACGTTGCCATTTTATCAATTCAGTATAAAAATATTTAGATCCATTCCAGAGCTTCTGCTACTGTTGGAAACTGTTCTACAAAAACACTCTTACATGCTTCTGCGATGTCCATGTGCTCTTTTTGAGTTCCGTGAGCAGAACGCAAATCAATATAATGAATCCATGAGCGACATGAACCACTCATATAAATTCTGGTTGGTACTGCCAAAGGAAGCACAAATCTTGAACATTCCTTTGCAATTCCAGCAGCAAGCATTTCTTGATACAGTTGCATAGCATCATCAAAGTGCTTTTGAATCTTCATTTCAAAATTTTGACGAGTATGTGGATTAATATCATCAATAGAATTTTGACGATTCTTTGTATCTTGCCTTCTTAGATCAAACAAAGGAATAGTATCGGCAAGCATTGATGAATCTGCATACCGTTGCGAAAACTCCTGGAATGTAAAACTCCGATGACGCAAGATTTGAGCTGCCAGTCCTCTAGTAGTCTCAATCTCAAGAGTCATGAATGACTGCTCAAAGACACTCCAGTGTTGGTGCTTTACACAATACTTAAGAAGACCAGCAACCTTTGGATTCTCTTGATTAGAAGGATTTGACACTCGTGCCACATATCCCATCATTTTCTCTGCATCAGGAGTAACACTAATCAGTTTTACGTTCATTTACCAAATCCTTTGTAATTCTTTTGTTCCATTTTTACAATTTGTTCTTTTATTGAAGAGAGTGCTTCTTTCATCTCTACAATACGTTCTTCACTATAAAGATGATCTTGTGCTATTAATCTTTCAAATAGTTTTGCAAGATCTTTAACCTTTTTGATTTTAGTGCGATTATCCATCATCGTCCTCAAAAACTTCGTCGTAATCTAAAATATAATCAGAAGATGGATTATCAAAATTTTCTTGCTTTGTGGTATGTATATCAACATCAGAATAAACTTCTGCCTTTAGAGAATCAACAAGCAATTCAAGATTTCGGACAATTAGTTTTAACCTTTCTTTCTCCATAATACTGCGATATTTGAATTAATTATAGCATAAAAAAAGAGGGTCTTGCAACCCCCCTAACAATTTTAACGTAAGTGACTCACTTATTGTAGACACGACCACGATAACAGAATGTACCGTGTGTTTCGTTTGATTTTACACAACGAGTATCATACTCAACACCACGATATGAGGTGTGAGTGATCTGTGCGTCGTGCAGTGCAGATACTTTGTTGATCTGCTTTTTAATCATTTGAAGTGTGTTCATTTGTTTACTCCTAAAGTAGTTGGATTTTTAGGTCCGTTCCTTTAGTCGTTTGCGTCCCATATACACTCAGGTACAGATTCCTTTACGGTCTCTACCAACTCAACCTTAAAAGCATCAGAGAGATTCTCGTTTGCTTTCATCTTCAGCATAATACTATCGGCTTGTTGGCATGTGAGTGATGAATATAAAAGAAATTCAATCATGGGATGAACGGCTCCGTTCCGCGACTTACTTGCGTCAGAGTCTCCTCTGATGAACGATAGGTCCATTATAGACCCTATACTGTATTTAGTCAAGAGGTTTCTGAAAATCCCTACAGACCAAAAAATTGCCGGGATTTTTTTTGCCGATATTTTGGAATTATTTTCGTTTTTTGGTTGGGGGTGGTGGTTCCAGTCCCCATAGTTTTGGATTGGTTCTTCCCATACCAAAACCAATTCCCTTTAGATTCTCACGGAACTTATCCCAGTACATGTTAAATATACGAACTTCTTTCTGACTACGAGTCAAATCATATCTCGTTTCCCCATCAACCACATAGGTGATTATCATGGCATCATAAGGACAATCTTTAGTGGATACTTGTTCCCAAGTTCCATTCTCTATCAGTATATCACATCCATATACGGATTTAGAATTTTCTTTTTCTGATGGTGTCCATGAAGTCATAGACTGTTCCTCTTCTGTTTTAGTAGGAGCATCTCCCAATTGATTTGCCATAATTATGAACGATTTCCCCAAGTAATATCTGGATATGCTTCACTCACAATTTCCTTTGTGATTTTATATCTTTCAGAAAGTTTTTTATCCTTACATAGACAGACAACATCTGCTTCTAGTGGGTGAAGTCCCTCAAGAATGTTAATGAACATCGTTTCACGACGAACACTATTCATACTATCATTACCACCCTTAATAAAGTGGTAGAAGTTTTTAAATTCTCTACGAATTGTAGTGTGTCCGTTCTTATCACTCGAACCCATTGAGAATGAATCGGTTTCGTGCATTCTACGAACTTCTTCAGTAATTTTAGTGCTCAAAGTTCCATTTGATGATGCCTGATCCTCAAATCCAGAATAAGGAACCTCTCCTGCAGGAAGAACAGATATTACACTTTCATCAAAGTTCCAAATGAATACTGCCTTCAAAGAAATATGCTCATACTTTTTCAGAACTTCAATCTTCTTTGCCTTACTTCTCTGTTTGGAAACAAGATCCAAAACTTCAAAGACAAATGGATTTCTTGGAAGTTCTAATGATGCTGCCTTAGTCGTTGTCGTTTTCTTCTTCGTTACTGTCGTCATAGTTTTCAAAATTAAATGCGATTACTTCGTCTGGAATAAGATTTCCTTGCTCATCAAACATTTCGGGATGATATCTCGGTGCCTCCCGATAGTTCATCATGTATTCTCTAGCAGTCCAACCAATTAAAAGTCCCATCATGAGAAATAGAATAGTCAAAAATGATCCAAATACTAAACTAGTTGCTAACATTTTTCTTACTCCGGGAGATTACTTCTCTTTTTCTTGTACTAATAGAAAATTCGAAATAGATAGTTACTTCCCGTCTCAGAAAGCAGACCATCTTTTCAAAGATAATATGAAATGGTTGTGTCTGCTTTCTTTTTCCTCCATTAAGTAAAAATTCAATACCACGATTTCTGTGGTCTTCATTTTTATTTATGTTAAGACTTGATGACTTGATGTTCTCTGAGGAATTTGATTGTGTCAACACATCCTCCCAATTTTTTATTGTCACATACTACCTGTGGAAAGGTAGAACCTTTACCAAATTTAGCATAGAATTCCTCTCTTGTAAAGTCCTCTTCAAGTTTATAAGATACAAAATCTGTTCCGGTCAATTCCAATACTTGTTTAATCTTATAACAGTGAGGACAATTTTCTTTTGTGTATACAGTAAAGTTCATAAAAAAGAAAATAGGAGGTTTAAACTCCTATTAGTATAAAATATTTAAATTAAATTGTCAAATCAGAGTGCATTCAGTGCATTCTGTGCTTCGGTTGCTTTGGCATCTGCAGCAGTATTCTTAGTTGCTGCAGTGTCAGTATCACCACTCATTTCTGCCTCCATTGCTGCCTGACGAAGAACTGATTCTTCATCAAGAGGAGTTTTAACAGAATTAAATTGAGTTTCGGTCAGTTCAATAACCGCATTCTTGGAACCTACGGTGATCGTAGAAATCGCAGTGCTATCAGGAACTTCAGAAAGACATACGTCAACACCATCAGAGTCGTGCATCCAGATCTTTACCCCAAGACCGGCATAGTCTGACTCTGGGTGTGTCTGACCCACAACATTTGATGTGGTAAGCCATGACCCACCATTCTTCCAATAATGCTTTAGATATTTTGCCATTTTTTGTGAGATAACTTTCAAATATTTATATTATAGCACCATTGATAATCATCATGTCTAATTTAGAATTTTTGTAAAACTCTTGTGCATCCTCTTCGGTTTCTAATATAGGTTGTCCGTTCCCATTTAAACTTGTATTGAGTAGAACAGGCACACCAGTTAGTTCTCCAAATGCTTTAATAATATTATAGTAGTGCTTATTAGATTTCTCTGTGACTGTCTGAAATCTGGCAGACCCATCAACATGAGTTATGGCTGGAACTTTTTCTGGTTGCTTCACCTGTGCGGTATAAAGCATATAAGGACTAGGTATAGGAAAGTCAAACCAATCTTGATAGCATTCTTCTAATACAACAGGAGCAAAAGGACGGAACCATTCTCTATTCTTCACAACATGATTGATGATATCACGATTATGAAAGTTTCTTGGGTCTGCAAGAATAGAACGATTACCTAGTGCTCTTGGACCAAACTCTGATTTGCCCTGAAACCAACCAATGATTTTACCATCGGCAATTTGTCTTGCTATGTGATTATAGTCCGGTGTCTGACTTGGATAATCTCTTCCGGTATAACAGATGTCTTGTGGTTCGTAATCATACCTTGCCTCTCCAAGAATATGATGAGACACATAAAGTGCAGAACCAACTGCTGTTCCATCATCACCACATGCCGGAAAGTGATGAAACTGTTTAAATTTAGATTTTCTTACGACCTCTGAGTTAGCATTACAATTTAAAAATGATCCTCCGGAGAGACAAAGGTTATTAGAGTTCTGATCTATATCATTTAAGACACTCAATACTTTATTCTCAAACAAATTCTGAACGGATGCTGCCACATTCATCTTATGTTTGATATCATCAGTATAAGATTGATAATCAAAATCAAATGGTGTCCCATATGATGAGAGACCCATTGTTGTTCCTGCCTTATGAAGTGCAGGTCCGAGTCCTAACTTCTCTGTTACTTCACCATATAATACTCCGACCATTTCTCCGGGACAATATTCGGCAAAAAGTTTCTTCCCCTTACCATATGCCACCAGAGAATTTGCTTCTATCTTTCCCATACTACAATCCATACTGAAACAATGTGCCTCATTAAATGGACTAGTATAATATGCAGAGGCACAGTGTGCCAGATGATGAGAAATAATATAACACTTAATCTCTCTACCCTGAATAATAAAATTATCTACAAGATATTCATTACCAAAAAATTCTTGCTTAAAATCATTGGTGGCAACACAATCAATATCATCAACTGTTAAACCACAAGAGTCCAAAGCATAATTTATAATCTCGTCTGTAAATCCTTGTTGCTTTTTAATACCAGTAATTCTTTCTGTTCCAATGGCAAACTCTAACTTACCATTCTTAACAAGGCAGACGGATCCATCATGTCCGAATTGCACTCCCAAAATGTTTGCCATAATTTAAATTACTTTAACTCCATACTCTTGAGATAACTGATTATTAATTTCGTCCATACTTGGTTGACCTTTTACCGTAGCCCAACACACTATACTATATCTTTTTCCTCTTGTCACTGGTTCTACTCCGTGCATATAATAATGACTGGAAGGGAAGCAAACCATCATACCAGGTTCAGGTCTTACACGAATATGATGTTCTGGGAAAATAAAATCTCCACCCTCAAAATCATCATTGAGATAAAAGACCATAGAAATATCTCTATCCGTAGATTTCTTCCAAATCTTTTCACCTCTTGGTGTGACCCAGATACTCTGCCCATCAATATGAGGTTTATAGTGTCCACCAATACCATAAGATAGAACCTGTGGGACTTCACTACTGGTTACCTCAATACCATAGAAAGGATTGATAACTTCTTTTACGGCATGATGAAGAAGTTCCGTAATCTTGGGATACAAATTTCCCATAGGAACAATTTGTGTGTCTCTTGTCTTCTTATCAACCTGCCATGATGTCTCACCTGTTCTATTCGTTGTCTCTGAATCAAAAACAGATAAATCTTCTGCGGGTGAAGATTTGATATGATTTACTAATTCTTGAAGTCCTTCTGAATTGATAATATTAGGACGAATGAGAATATATGATAATGGATTTTCAATCATAATATATGGTATTTAAGGTATTTATAGACCGTTGGCAACAGGACTGCAAGCAGTATTGCCGTATTCTACATTAGTTAATGGTCCTTTAGGTGATGCTGTTTCTGTGTCGTTAGAGTAATCTATACGGTCTACTAATGATGTTGCAGCAGGAGCAACACCTCCAGCAAAGTATCCGAAAGAACTATTACCTGTTGCCGCTAAGTTATATCTAGCAACACTTAATGGTCCTTTTGCTACTGCCGTTGCGGTGTCATTAGAATAATCAATACGGTCTACTGATGATTTTGCAGCAGGAGTATAACCACCACCAAAGTAACCGAATGAAGCATTACCTGTTGCCGCTAAGTAATATCTAGCAAAACTTAATGGTCCTTTTTCTACTGCCGTTGCGGTGTCATTAGAATAATCAACACGATCTACTATTGACTTTGTAGGATAACCACCACCAAAGTAACCAAAGGAAGCATTACCTGTTGCTGCTAAGTGCCTTCTGGCAAGACTTAATGGTCCTTTTTCTGCTGCAGTTGCGGTGTCATTGGAATAATCAATACGATCTACTGTTGATTTTGGACCAGGCACACCTCCAGCAAAGTAACCGAAGGAACTATTACCTGTTGCTACTAAGTACTGCCTAGCAACACTTAATGGTCCTTTAGAAAGTGCAATTTGATAATCCGTTGCGTAATCAATACGGTCTACTGTTGATACTGTACTAGGAGTATAACCACCACCGAAGTATCCAAAGGAAGCATTACCTGTTGCTGCTATGTAAGCGACAAACTTGTTCAGTGATGCTCTCCAGGATGCGGTTACAGTATCATTAGAGTAATCTATACGATCAACGTCAAATGTTCCTCCAGGGTATGGAGGGTTAACACCACCACCAAAATAACCACTTGTAGGAACTGGTGCTCCTGGTGCTGCTGGAACTGGAACTGGAGTTAATCCAATACCATTTGCAACTGGACTACAAGCAGCATGAAGTCCTCTTGCAATATTCAGTGGACCTTTGGTAACTGTATTTGCTGTATCATTTGAATAATCCAAACGATCTACTGTTGATATTATAGGTGAATACTTACCACTCCAATATCCAAATGATGCACTACCAGTTGCTGCACTATAAGATAAAAATGCGGGAGAAAGATTAGATCTTGTTTGTGCCCAGATCATGTCACTTGCATAATCAAGTCTTTCTATTGACGTGGAATATGATGCAGAACCACCACCAAACCATCCATAATCTTTATTTCCTGTTGCAGAATATTTAAACTTGAGATTTTGGAATGCAGATTTTTGAGATGCTGTTGCGGTATCATTAGAGTAATCAATCTTATCAATCCAACGATACCCTGACGGATAACCAGAAGGAACACCACTACCAAAATATCCAAAGGAAGCATTACCTGTTGCTCCTGAAGCATACTTGGCAGTACTTAATGGTCCTTTTGGTGATGCTGTTGCGGTATCATTAGAGTAATCAATACGGTCTACTGTTGAATATGCAGGAAAACCACCACCAAAATAACCAAAGGAACTATTACCTGTTGCTGCCAATTCCCTTCTAGCGACTGTCAGTGGTCCTTTTGTGAGACCAGATACATCATTACTTGAATAATCAATACGGTCCACTGTTGATACTGTAACCCCACCACCAAAGTAACCAAAGGAAGCATTACCTGTTGCTGCTAAGTACCACCGTCCTGTTGGCAGGAATGAATCAAATGATGCCGTTGTAGTATCATTTGCATAATCAATTCTTTCAATACTTTGGTGTCCTTTAGTACTATAACCACCACCAAAATAACCACTTGTGGGTGGTGGTGTTGCTGGTGCTGGTGATGGTGTATAAGAAGAATAATCTAATAGATTGATAATAGAAGTATTTGCTGCCAGATAATATCTAGCAACAGTCAATGGTCCTTTTTCTACTGCTGTTGCGGTGTCATTAGAATAATCAATACGGTCTACTGATGATTTTGCAGCAGGAGTAAAACCACCACCAAAGTAACCGTGAGTTGTGTTTCCTGTTGCTCCTGGACCTTGTCTATTAATCGTTAATGGTCCTTTTGTTGATAAGAATACAGTATCATTTGCATAATCTAAACGATCTACTGTTGATATTCTAGTAGGATTATAACCACCACCGTAATAACCATAATCTTTATTACCTGTTGCTGTAAATAATCCTCTTGCAGAAGATAGTACAGTTCTTGCCGGTGCCGTTACGGTATCATTTGCGTAGTCAATACGATCTACAAGTTGATTAAATGACGGATTATAACCACCCGCCCAATATCCATAGTCTTTATTTCCTGTTGCGGCATTTCCTGAAGTAACAGAGGTAAGATTTCCTTTTGGTGATGCTGTTGCGGTATCATTGTTGTAATCAATACGGTCTACTGTAGTAAGTGATGGTAATCCTCCACCAAACCATCCATAATCATAATTGCCTGCAGCACTAAAGTATTGTCTAGAAGAATTTAATGGTCCTTTTGTTGAAAGATTGAGTCCTGGTGATGGTAATAATGAATCGGTGGAATAATCAAGTCTTTCTACTGATGAATTTCCTCCACCACCAAAGTATCCAAAGGAAGCATTTCCTGTTCCTGCACCACCAGTTCTTACTTGTAATAATGTTCCTCTTGGAGATGCTGTTACTGTATCGTTGGTGTAATCAATACGATCTATGACTGCTGTTCCACCAGTACCTCCAGCAAAGTATCCATAGAAAAATACTGGGAATCTTTGTTCTGTTGAGTTTGCTGGTGGTACTGTTGAATCAACTACTGATGAAAATCCATTTGCTCTTGCTGAGGTTGCTGCTAAACCCTGTCTAGCAGCACTTAATGGACCCTTTGGAGATGCTGTTGCTGTATCATTAGTATAATCAATACGTTGTACTGTTGATTTTGGACTAGGAGAAGGACCACCACCACCAAAGTAACCAAAGGAAGCATTACCTGCTGCTGCTAAGTTCTCTCTGACAAGACTTAATGGTCCTTTTGCTGATGCCGTTGCAGTATCATTAGAGTAATCTATACGGTCTACTGATGATACTACTGCTGGGACAAGTCCTCCACCAAAGTAACCAAAGGAAGCATTACCTGTTGCTGCTGTGAGATATTTAGCAACACTCAATGGTCCTTTTGCTGATGCCGTTGCAGTATCATTAGAGTAATCTATACGGTCTACTGATGATACTACTGCTGGGACAAGTCCTCCACCAAAGTAACCAAAGGAAGCATTACCTGTTGATCCCAAATATGCCCTAGCCTGACTCAATGGTCCTTTTAATGCTGCCGTTGCAGTGTCATTAGAGTAATCAATACGATTTACTGCTGATCGCCATCCCGATGCAGATCCACGACCGCCTGCAAAATATCCATAATCGTTATTTCCTGTTGCAGATTCATTAATTTTACCAAATCCTAATGAACCTACTGGTGCTGATGTAATAGTATCATTAGAGTAATCAATTCTTGATATTTTAGTTTGCGTATAAGGAGCATAACCAGCACCAAAATAACCATAAGAACTGTTACCTGTTGCTGCTGATTTTTGTGTTCCACCATAAAGTAATGGACCTCTTACTGATGCTGTTGCAGTATCATTAGAATAATCAATACGGTCTACTGTTGTTTGATAAGTATTACCACCACCAAAATAACCAGTGTTAGGAGTTGCCACTACACCAGTTCCAAAGTTTGTGAGTCCTCCTGGTAGTTGTAACCAAACATCTCCTTTCGTGGACCAAACTCCGGCACCCTGTCTTTCTCTTACATCAAGTAATGAAAATATTCCTCTTTTATTAGTTGCTGCCATTTTTTACCAAATAGGGGCTGTCCGGATACTTCCAGTATTCCAGTTTCTTATACTTATTTAGAATAAAAGGAGATAAAACATCTTCGGGTTTCTTTGATATTTTCTTGACTTTATCACGGACATAATGCATATCCTTTAAGTTCCACTGGTCTTCACTTTCTCTATGATTATTCTGCACATTATTAAAATCATGATGATAGTAATCAACCTCCAAGAAATTATAAATTCTTCTCATCGTTTCTTCTGGAGTATTGACTAGATCATCATACTCAACCATCAACAAATACTTATCATCGTGCCGAACGAATGCCTGAGACTGTGCCCATAGTGCCTGCTCTACAATACCATCATCACCCATCAAATACTGACAACGATTATCATCATCCACACTGAACCCACCATCAATCAGTGCCTTATCAATAAAATTAAATTCATCAGAGTTGCGATGTATCATTGTAATAAATGAAGTCAATACTTCTGTGATATTACGGACAGGACATATGATTTTTGGATTAGGTGTAATGTAAGTCTTTAATCGTTCTATGTTATTTGGCCAGGCACGGCAGTGGTCAATGATTATCTCTTCTTCTCTTTCATAATATTGATTCTCTATAAAACTACTAATAATCTTATGAGCATTCTGTGGTTTTTGATATCCCTGATACTGTTCTGATTTTTTAAAGTATTCTTCCGTATGATACATCAGTTCCATTACAGAACTCACAGGTTCAGTATGAATGTTTGGATTCTGGTCAATCAAACTCTTCAATAAGGTGCTTCCGGATCGTGGAAGACCTGCCATAAAATGATATGTTTTCATTCACCACTCCTTCACCGGATTAAAAAAGAACAACTGGACCATACGACCATTCTCTAGTGTATCACCAAAATTATAATTATGCGAGTGCCACAGATGAGTTCTGAATAATACTAAACGATTATACTTCATCGGACACAGAAAGTGTCGTGTCCATTTATCTCTATCTAGTCCATCACCATAGACCATCGTCCACCAACATTCCTTATATGTTGGCCATCC